AGTTGTATCAACGGTGTTAATGATATTCATTGACGCTGGAGCTATATCTTTTAACGTAGAAGCTAAGTGGACTGATTTATTACAATTAGTATTAATAACAGTGATAGGAGCCTACTTCGGAGGACGTTCGCTAGAAAAAACAAAAAAGTAAATTAAATTAAATTATGGCAACAAAACAAGAGAAAGTAATCGATTTAAAGCCAAAGGCTGAAAAGGTAACAGAAGAGCAACTGAAGCAATTGCAAACAGTAGTTGATCAAAACAATGCTGTACAGTTTAGGATAGGTGCTATTGAAACTCAAAAGCACGAATTAGTACACAGGCATTCTGAGATCCAGAAAAGAATAATGGATATTCAAAACACTTTCAGTAAGGAATACGGAACGTTCGATGTTGATTTAACGGATGGTACAATTAACTACCCGACTAATGGATAGTCATATAATTAGAAAGATTACTATAGGTAAAGACTACAAGAGTGATGCTATGCACTACGCCGTTGGTCAGAATGTTTATGGTGGTCATACGATATGTGATATATTAGAGGAAGAGACTAAGTACTCTATTTATATACGAAAAAAGGATGTAGTTATACCTTGGAAAGACTTTAACAAGAACATGGCTATATCAGTGGAATATGATCTAGAGTACTAATGAAACCTTTATATGATTATATAATAAGACCTTTAGGTGAGAGGTATAATAACTCTGTAGAAGTAGGAGATGGTAAAAGCTTAATATTAAACACGGAAGTATTTAATCATGGATATATCAACCGCAAAGCTATTGTTATCTCTACTCCTATTGACAATATACATAACTTACAAGAAGGTCAGGAAGTGATTGTACATCACAATATATTCAGACGGTGGCATAATGTCAAGGGTGTTGAGAAGAATAGTAGAGGCTTCTTGAACGAAGGGGAATATCTAGCTTCGCCTGATCAGATATACATGTACAAGACTTTGACTTGGGAGTGTGTCAACGGTTTTACCTTTGTTAAACCTTTAAAGAACAAGGACAATTTCTCTCTAGAACCTGAGCAACCGTTGATGGGTATAGTTAAATACTCTGATGGCAGATTTCTACCTACACAACTAGTAGGGTTCAGACCGAGTAGTGAATTTGAATTCGTTATAGATGGAGAGAGGTTGTACAGAGTTATGAATAGTTTTATTACAATTGAATATGAATATAAAGGAAACGAAGAAGAGTATAATCCAAGCTGGGCATAGAGCGGTCGAAGAATTAATTAAAGTAGCTAAAGAAGCTATTGTAGATTCTGACGATGATATATCAGCAGATAGACTTAAGAACGCTGCAGCTACGAAAAAGTTAGCTATATTCGATGCTTTTGAAATATTAAACCGAATTGAGGAAGAGGAGAGAGTTATTAAAGATCTAGAGAAATCGAAGCAAGATCTAAATAAACCTAAATTCCAAGGGTTCGCAGAAGGGAGGAGTAAATAATGTACGAACAAACGCTTTGTAAAATAGTAGAACCAGTTAAGCTTACCACTATCAAGAGATTGAATAAGGGTAAGAAGTGGAAGTATGGCTATGACAAGGAAAGTGATGTTGTAGTCGTATCTAAAACCGGTGAGATAGGTGAGATAGTAGAGATACAAGGTTTGAGAGTAGCTTTACCTAAAGTACCTAAAGAAGTTTTTAGTTGTTCTAAAACAAAAAAAGAACAGAAGTGGAGAAGGTTTGAGCCTAACTCGGCTTTTAATAAGATTAAAACTAGGTTTGACTGGGACACTTACCCTAAAGAATTCAAAGAGTTACATTATAAATATATAGACGAAGAGTTTAAGAGAAGAGATAATGGCTTTTGGTTTATGAATAATGGTGATCCGACTTGGATTCCTGGTAGTTACTATATGTATCTGCAATGGAGTAAGATAGATGTTGGAGCTCCAGACTTTAGAGAAGCTAATAGGCTTTTCTTTTTATTTTGGGAGGCTTGTAAGGCTGATCAACGCTGCTATGGTATGTGCTATTTAAAGAATAGACGTTCAGGTTTTTCTTTCATGAGTTCAGCTGAAACCGTTAATTTAGCTACCTTAGCAAGTGATAGTAGATTTGGGGTGTTATCTAAAAGTGGAGGTGATGCGAAGAAAATGTTTACAGATAAAATAGTACCTATAAGTATTAATTATCCTTTCTTTTTCAAACCTATACAAGATGGTATGGATCGCCCGAAGTCAGAGCTAGCCTATCGTATCCCGGCTAAGAAGTTTACCCGTAGAAAAATGGGGGTTCACGAAGAGCAGGATGATATGGAAGGTCTTGATACTACTATTGACTGGAAGAATACTGGTGATAACAGTTACGATGGGGAAAAGCTTTCTCTATTGGTACACGACGAGAGTGGTAAGTGGGAGAGACCAGATAATATCCTTAACAACTGGAGAGTTACCAAAACTTGTTTGAGGTTAGGTGGTAGAATAGTTGGTAAGTGCATGATGGGTTCAACGTCAAATGCTTTAGATAAGGGTGGTGATAATTTTAAAAAGCTGTACAATGATTCAGATGTCACGAGAAGAAACAGAAATGGCCAGACAAAGTCTGGTTTATATTCTTTGTTTATCCCAATGGAGTGGAACTATGAAGGATTTATTGACGAGCACGGAACTCCAGTTTTTGATACACCAAGCGATGACAGGCGAGGACCTCATGGTGAATTAATAGATATAGGTGTTGTAGATTACTGGGAGAACGAGGTCGATGGTTTGAAAGATGATCAAGACGCTTTAAATGAATTTTACAGACAATTCCCGAGAACAGAAGAGCACGCGTTCAGGGATGAGACAAAGAATAGTTTGTTTAATCTTATAAAGATATACGAACAGATAGACTATAACGAGGGGAATAGAAACTCCTCAGTATTAAATACTGGAAATTTTCAATGGGAGAACGGTGTCAAAGATACTAGGGTTACTTTTAATCCAGATCCCAAGGGTAGATTTAAAGTAAGTTGGGTTCCCAATAAGGGAATGCAAAACAATGTTATATTAAAGAATGGAGTTAAATACCCTGGAAACGAGCACGTTGGTGCGTTTGGTTGTGATAGCTATGACATTAGTGGTACTGTGGATGGTAAAGGATCTAAAGGAGCGTTACATGGATTAACTAAGTTTAGCATGGAAGATGCCCCAGCTAATACATTTTTTCTAGAGTATATTGCTAGACCTCAAACCGCAGAGATCTTTTTTGAGGACGTTTTAATGGCATTAGTATTTTACGGGATGCCTATACTCGCTGAGAACAATAAACCTCGTCTATTGTATTATTTACGTAGAAGAGGTTATAGAGGTTTTAGCATGAACAGACCTGATAAGGTTTGGAATAAACTATCCGTAGCTGAAAGAGAAGTAGGTGGTATCCCAAACTCTAGTGAAGATATAAAACAAGCTCACGCTGCTGCCATTGAAATGTACATTAATGATCACGTAGGTTTACTTCAAGATGGCACTTACGGTACTATGTATTTTAACGAAACTCTAAATGATTGGAGTAGGTTTGATATAACTAAAAGGACTAAACATGATGCATCCATTAGTACTGGTCTAGCTATAATGGCTTGTAATAAACATAAGTACAGACCAAACCCCGAGGCAAAGAAACAACCATTAGGTATAAATATATCTAAATACACTAATACCGGATTTAATTCAACAATAATAAAAAAATAAATTATGGCAGAGTCTGTTGTAAAGAATTTTCCTTCGCAAGCAGTAAGTGATTTAGAGAAGATGACCCAAGAATATGGGTTGAAAGTAGCTAGAGCTATAGAGCATGAGTGGTTTTCCGGTGCTACGTCTAAGTACAACAATAATCTTAATAACTTTCATAAGCTACGGTTGTATGCTAGAGGAGAGCAGCCTATACAAAAATATAAGAATGAGTTATCTATAAACGGTGACTTAAGCTACTTAAACCTAGATTGGAAACCTGTACCTATAGTCCCTAAATTTGTGGACATTGTCGTTAATGGCATGGCACAACGGACTTATGATATTAAAGCTTACTCGCAAGACTCTCATGGTGTGGGTAAGAGAACTGAGTACATGGAGTCTATGCTTAGAGATATGCAGTCTAAAGAATTTAATGATGTAGCTCAGCAGAACTTCAACATGAATCTCTATGAAAATGACAAGGAAACTTTACCAGACACAGAAGAGGAACTAGCGTTACACATGCAGCTTAACTATAAGCAAAGTGTTGAGTTAGCTGAAGAGCAAGCTATTAATGTACTGATGGAGGGTAGTAAGTTTGATCTTATAAAAAGAAGAGCCATATACGACTTGGCAACTATAGGTATTGGTGCTACGAAGACTACATTTGATTGGAGTGATGGAGCTAAAATACAATACGTAGATCCAGCTAACTTAGTTTATTCGTATACTGAATCTCCTTACTTTGAAGATATATACTATGTTGGAGAAGTAAAAGAAATTCCAATCAACGAATTGGTTAAAGAGTTTCCTAATCTTTCTGAATCTGAGATTTATGAAATAGTTGAAGGTACTAGCAGTGCTGCTAGACTCGCTAACAAGCACACTAGTGATAAGAATAAAATCAGTGTGTTATACTTCAATTATAAAACACATAAAAACAATACTTACAAAGTAAAAGAAACTGGATCAGGTGCTGATAAGGTTATAGAGAAAGATGATACCTTTAATCCGCCAATGGATATGGACGGTAACTTTTCTAAGCTCGAAAGAGTTATGGAATGCCTATACGAAGGTGTACTAGTATTAGGTACTGACAAGTTGTTAAAATGGGAGATGGCTGAGAATATGTTACGTAGCAAATCTAACTTTGATAAGGTTAAGATGAACTACAGCATCG